GAACAACAGGATATAATCACCACTCTAGGGATTTTTTTAGAAAATTATCTGAAAAAATAGATTTAAAAGTTCGTAATTATACTATAGGGAAAAGTTGGAAAGGTAATAATGATGAACCTCACAATGGTGAACCCTATCTTAATAAAACTGATAAGAAAATATTAAAAGAACAAGTTTTATGGACTAGTAAAACTGCTAGAGATAATTTTCCTATTTACACTAAACATAAAAATGAATTTGAACATAATATCGATTTAGTTTTAAATGAAACCGATCATTATTTTTTTTATGAATCGTATAATAAACCTAAAATAGCATATAATGTTTGGGAATCTACTTTACAACCCCCTCAATTTTTTGATAAATTATTAGAGTATGATCAAATATGGGTTCCTTCAAAGTGGCAAGCTGATTGCACTATTAAACAAGGAGCTGATCCTAGTAAAGTAAAAGTTGTACCTGAAGGAGTAGATATTAATACTTTTTATCCCGAAGATCCCCAAACCGTTTTAGACTATGTAGATGGTAGATTTAAATTTCTTATTTTTGGAAGGTGGGATTATAGAAAATCTACTAAAGAAATTATAGAAACCTTTCTTAAAGAATTTGATCCTTCAGAACCTGTGGATTTAATAGTTTCTGTAGATAATCCTTTTTCGGGGGATAAACATGAAACAACAGAAAAACGTTTAGAACATTATGGTTTTATTGATGAACGTATTAAAATAAAACATTTTCCTTCAAGAGAAGATTACATTACTTATTTAAAAAATGGTCATGTATTTATTTCTTGTGCTAGAAGTGAGGGGTGGAATTTACCCTTAATTGAATCTATGGCTTGTGGTACTCCTTCAATCTATTCGGCCTGTAGTGGTCAAATGGAATTTGCTAAAGGAAAAGGATTACCTGTAAAAATATTAGGTGAAAAACCTGTTATGGATGCTGATTATAACCACTTTAATTCTTCAGTAGGTAATTATTATGAACCTGATTTTGAAGATTTAGCCCGTGTAATGAGAGATGCTTTTGAAAATTATACAGACCATAAAAAACGAGCTGTAGAAGAAGCTAAATTAATACATAGAGATTTTAATTGGGATAAAGTAGCAGAGGTTGGAAATCAAACTTTACAAGATTTTATGGCAAGTTTAAAAAACGAAATTATCATTAGTTTTATTGATGGGGTTAAATGTGAAATAAAGGGTCCTTTAAATCAAGAATATCAAGTTAAATTTTATAATGATGATACTAACGAATTAGTTTGGGAGGATACTATTAAAAATAATATGTGGACTGCTCCTAATTATAAATCTTTTATAAAATGGAGAATTGAAGTTTGGAAGGAAGACAATAAAACTCATGAACATATATTAAATTTAACTAATAAGAAAGTTTATATTCATTTAGATAGTAAATCAATAGGTGATACTATTGCTTGGTTTCCTTATATAGAAGAATTTAGAAAAAAACATAATTGTGAAGTAGTATGTTCTACATTTCATAACGATTGGTTTAAATCACAGTATCCTAAAATTCAATTTATACATCCTGGTACTGTAGTA